GGTGTCCAAAACGGTCAAGCCGTTGTCTAGTACCCTATCGTTTAAGGTTGCCATTTAGTAACTCCTGATTTTAATGCGCTGCCCCGCGCTGTTAAACTTTGCCTCTTCGCTGTCTTGGTTTATACCATCAATTGCGCTTTGCAGCAATGCCGCCCATATCTGAGTGCGGCCATCGTCTGCCAAGTAAGGCGCACTATGCATAAGAGATCCGTAAAGGTACGCATCAGGGTAGTAAGTCAGCAACCAATTTGTAGCGTTACTGTCGCTCAGTGATGTTGGCTTACCATAATAAACCATCTCAATAGTATGATCTGAAGCTGGGGTAGGGAACAACTCTAACGATCCATCAGTAATAGCAAAGAACTGAGGTATGCCCGATGTGTCTTTATTGTTTTCGCGCATCTCCATCATGGTTCCTTGACCCACCATTTCAAGCCGCCGCGTGTTGTCGCTTGTAAGGCTGAACCTGATTGGCTCCATAAAGTCAGCAGGAAAAGAAGTGTATTGTGCGCTTACAATAGCTGTTGATCTCTTCTCTTGCCGCCAATGTCTGATTTTGCGGTTAAAGTTAGCTTCAGCCAAAGCAATGAAACTAGGGATTGTTGACGTTAGATCATCCCTGTTGAGAAAATCAGCTATGCTGGATTTTAGTTCACTGTAATTTGTAATAGGCATTTTCTTCACTTTCTATTACTTTTACCAAATAACGCTTCTGCATTGTGCCAGTAGCCTCTTCCTTGATAACATCAATGCTTTTGTAAAATGGATCACTGCGCATTAAACCCAGACCCATATCATCAACTTCTATTTCATATTCTGTCATTTTTTTATGCTCTCTAGGTATTCCACCAGTGACATCATTTCTTGCCCCAACGGTTGAACCTCTTGCGGGATCACTTCGTTAAATTGAGTATATACATTTGGCCTATATTTTCTATTGCTTAAACCTAAATATTTGGCCTCTTTTGCAAGGCTCATAGCCCTACCTTGCACCATTGCGTTTACTTCTGGCGGTGAAAATTTCTTATCAAATGTTGCCAGTCTGTCCATTACCTCTTCACGCGCTAAGGGCATAAACTTTTTAAAATCTTCTGATACATCATAAAACCCTTCTGCTTCCGCTGGCGTTCTATGAATTACGCCACCTAACCCGCTTTCTGGTGTATATCCTGATGTTCCAAAATAGGATTGTGGCGGGTAAGGATCATATATGACCTCTGGCACTTCACCATACTTAGACAAGCGCGTTCCGTAAGCCAAATCACGCTCCATGCCACGAATGTTAGGATTGGTTAAATGCTGCAATGGATCAATAACTGGCCGCACTTCGTCAGAGTAATGAAACAAATCAAGCAAGCCTTTTGCTAACTCTGAAACAGCTTTTAAACCTTTAGCCATTATTTGCCCCACTTCTTGATGATTTCGTCTAGCTCATCACGCTCAATACCTTTTGGCATACCCTCTGGATCTACAGCCCAATCTGGCAACAAACCGGCTTTCTGATCCGCAAACACTGTATCAGCGCCCAAAGCGGTAGCATTCTGATCTGCAAATGGCCCGCTGTTTAACCAGCTATTTTGGCCGCGTGTCTCAGTTGTCATGGCCTTGCGAGCTTCTGGGCTAAACATCCTGCTATGCTCTAACCATGCGCGTTCTTCGCCTTTTGCTCTGAATTGAGGGTTTCCTGCGCCTAAATGACCGAACATATCATGCACAACGCGAAAAGCGTCATTTGCAACAGCATCTTCCTTATCGCCAACTCGACCAACAAAACCTAATAATGGGTTGTCTGATGCATCAAATTCGCCAGATCCGTAGCCAAAGTCAGTAGGAAATACAGTCAATTCTTTGTTTTCCACAACATCCTGATAACCCATCGCGGGACTTTTTGCGTATGGATCTGTCTGGCCTTCGCGCAAAAACTTGAAATCTATTCCAGTATCTCTTAGCGCGTCATACTGCGCCATAGTTTCGTTTTTAAGCGCCTCATACGCTGCTTTGACTTCTGGGTTGTCTGGATCGTGCTTCATGCGCTCATACGCTGCTGCGATATATTTAGCCCGCTGCTGATCTAATTCTGGGTATTCAATATATTCTGGAATATCTATGCCGGTTTCGTCCATATATTTGCGAGATGCGCTTTGCACTTCAGCAATCGGCCTAGAAGAAAATCTGCCTTCATCTGGAATGCCTACCGCTGCTGGTCTGCCCTTTTCTGGCAAATTCATTACATCAGGGTTTCCCTCTAATGTATCGCCAAGAAGGTATGGCCGTGATCTTTTGACCATAGACCCAAACTCACCGGCTTTATCTATTAATCCCGCAAAAGGTGCAGCAACCATTTCTAATGGCGCTTCATTTTGCATTGCCAGTAAATCACGACCCAATCTCTCGCTTGAATTTTCGCCAAGATAAAATGGGAAGCCTTCCGCAGTTGATTGCACTGTTCCCGTAGTTAAACCGCTTACCGCTCTATATGCCGGTTCTAATGCACTAGCCACACGCAGCAACCCATATAAAGGATTAAATGAACCTTGCCCGATCTCTCCAATCTCATCTAATTCAGATAGAGCGCGTTGCGTTGTCTGCCTACCGATACTTTCACGCGGGTCACGGTATTCTGGCTGTAAAGCACCTCTGTTTTGCATAAGAAAATCTATAAAACTTGCCATCTTATCTTTCCGACAAATATCTAAACAAACCGCGAGCAAACCCCATCTTAGTTGCAGGGCTTACGCCAGAATGTAAAAGCGTCTTCAATGTATCCATTCCAACATCTAGGTTGTTTTTATCTGGATCTCTAAAATCGTCTAATTGATTTCTGAAATAATCCTCACCCGCCTCTGGTGTAAGGTCATACATACTACCAGCAAATAAACCTTTTTTTGGCCCCATATTTGTCATTTTTGACATCATATAAGTTTCTTGCGGGCCAGCAGGAATTGATTGCAACCTTTCTACAGCGCGTTTTAATGTTTCCTCACCATACATATGACCTTCAACGCCATCTTCTCTTGGACGATAAGCATTGAAAGCATCACCTGTTATCTGCGCATAAAGGTCTCTGTAGTTTTCAGCCATCTAACACTTCCACCTTTTACGCGCAGCCTTGCCCCGTTCACCCGTCCAGCCCTGTGATCTGGCGCAGAATGACTTTTTACGGGCTTTCTCTTTCTTCGTCTTTGGGCTTGGCGCAGGAGCCTTGAGATCGCTTCCTGTGGCCTTATTATACTTTGCCCTACCCTTAGCCGTTAAACCACCGCCACGCTTCACAGACAGCTTTTCTCCGCGCCCTACTGATAAGCTTGGGCCAGACTTTCGGCTTTTAGGTTTTGCTTTAGCCATTACTGCATTGAACTCATAATCTGATTAAGTGCTTGCTGCTCTCTAAATTGCTTTTCTTCTAACGGCAGCATTGCGTATGACTCAACACCCATTGATTGAGCCACCGCATCACGCGCCATTTGCAGCATCATATCCTGACCATAAGTAGTTTTAAGAGTGTTATAAGTTGATGGCACATCAGGAGCTTGACCCATTTTTTGCCCTGTCAAGTAAGATGGCAAAGATGGCATTGTTCTGTTTTGCGGCATTACCATATCATAAGTAGAACCAGCTTGCTTAGACATACCATGATAATCTGCGCCCATTGGATCTACCATTGATGGTTGCGCATTAACTGTAGATACCCCTGTGGATGTTGGCGCTGGCGGCTCATAAAACCGGCCACCCTCATCGTAATACCCAACGCGCTCGCTTTGATTGCCGGTAAGCATATTGGCTATATTGCCTATACCGCTAAATCCACCCGCGCCCCTAAAGCCACCACCGCTTGCCTGTGGGCCACCCTGATCGAACATATCAGCCATATCGCGGTAGCCAATTCTTTCACGCGGCACATCACCAGAACCTTTAGGCGCAACCTTCATCACGTTTAGAATATTGGATATTGGCCCGCCAGCAAAATACGTTCCAGATTGATTTTTACCACCACCATCAAACGCATCAGTAAACGCAGAAACATACTTGCCTCTATCGTCATAATAACCAAACCCACCGCCACGACTGCGCGTAATTGCCGATTTACCAGTTTTTGTCGAAGGGTTTACATCTTTCCGACCGCCCTTGCCACCAGAGCCAGACTTTGTTCTATCGCTGACCTTTGGCTTATTGCCACTGTCAGCCCTCACATGGGTCATCTCTTCTGCTGTATACTGTTTCGCCATTATTTCTTCTTACCGCCCTTGCGGCCCTTTTTCTTGTATCCACAACGCATTACGCTCTCCTGTTTTTACGAGGGTTTGCAGTCTTCGCAGCAGCCTTAAAAGCTTTATCAGTAGGCGCACCCTTTGCACCCTTCTTACGCATTCTTTCACCAGATCCAGCCTTAATGCGATCTGCTTTAGCGTGAATATTTGCGTAAAGACCCTTTGGCTTTTTCTTTTTAGAAGGCATCACTCACTCCAAAATGTAGCAGTAACAATCCTTGTTGCATCAGCTACAACGCTGATGTTTTCGCCAGCCTCTACAACCAAGCTAGTACCGGACGCATTGCCTATCCGTGAAGATGACCCGTTGGTAATATCAGAGGTTGGCTTTGCAGCAGTGCCGTTCATATTGAAATAAAACGTGCCATCGGCGGTTAGTGTGCAAAACTTAGCGCCAGCAGGAACCAACAAATCTTCCGCAGTGCCAGAAGCAAGTACACGGCAATTTGCATAATCTGATAAGGGATAGACATCATCAATAAGATGACCAGATGCGTCTTGGGGCTGGGTATATGGTAGCATGAAGGTTTCTCCGCAGGGTTTTTTTGCACCCTACCACATTAGGCTATCCCGCGCAAATTCCTTCTAATTGGCTCACCCCAATCTTGTCGGGTCTGCTTTCCAACGGCTAAATATCGGAATGCATCTGCGCCGTGAGATGTCCAATCGTGCAGAGGTCTACCCCGCCAAGTCTTTAGACGTTCATCAAATTCTCTGCGATATTGCCGCAACGCCTCAATGCCTCTGGCGCAATCTTCTTCGTCAAACCAGCACCGTGCAATCATAGACCGCGCCGCTTGTATTCCGTCATCTACAGCCAGCTTTGGCGCTATCGTGATGTCAGATATGCCCAGCGCATCTAAAGTTTCTATGCGGCTCTTTCCTGTCCCTAGCTCTTTGACTTGCACATCGTGCGGCAAAATATGCTCAACGTAGTGATAACCTTTTTCACTGAGAACCTTTGCGTAGTGGTCTAAGCCGACCCCGCTGCTTTCATAATAATCTATGATGCGGATCTCTTGCCCGACATATTGAGCAAAGAATATGGCTGTGCTGTCACCTATACCAAGATCCCATGCCGTTGTAACGCCCACGGCTGGATCGTAAGGCACGTTAGTCACCCTGCCAGTAGTTGTAGCTGTCTTCATTTCTTGTGCGTAGTATGCGCCTTGGATTGCTGCCTCAAAGCTGCACTCAAACTCTTGCTCATAGCGATCTTCGCCCATCGTGCGTTTAGCTTCTTCAAGTTCATCCGCATCAAGAATATCTGTCTCAGACGCTTTGAACATCCTGCACCACCACTCAGGATGGCTCTTCGCATAATCGTACATCTCCCAAAATTCGTTCTTGCCTTTAGGCGTCCCAATTATTGTGGCGCGGCCCTTTCTATCTACAATAGCTGGCCTGATGACTGTGGGCCATGCTGATGCAGGGAAGTCTGCCATTTCATCAAGCACTACCGCATCAAAATACAAACCACGCATAGCGTTGTAATTATCAGCGCCAAATAACCGAAATCTTGCACCATTGGGAAAGTCTATCCTTAGCTCGCTATGATTAACTTTAATTTGTGGGATGTCGCGGGTGTATTCTAAAGCGTAATCCCAAGCGACTGCTTTTGATTGGCTAAGATACGGGGCGATATAAGCCACCCTGACGTTAGGTAGGTCAATGGTTAGCGCATCTCTGATAAGATCATTAACCGCAGCTACAGTCTTACCAAATCGCCTGTGAGCAACCAATACTGCGAAACGCTCTGTTCTATCGTGAAACTCTCGCGCTTGTAGCCTTGGCGTGTAGTCAATTTCTATGACTTCCATTTGATGACAAACTCATGCTCGCCTTGTGCGCCAGAGCCGGTAACTTGCATTGGCAGAACCTTACCCATCAGAGACATGAAAGCTACGGGGTTTTCTTCTGCTTGCATCTCAAGGTAAGCCACCATGCCTTTTTTGCCGCTGCGACTATCACCTAAGCGTTCAGCAGCTTCTAGGATTGCATCCTTTAATAGCTTGCTGTTTTTATTCTTAGCGCCCTTTGGTCTACCGTTTCCAGCAGCCGGTGGTTTTCTGGGTGCATTTACTATCTTAGTGTTCTGTTCAACTTCTGATTGCATTAGTCCGTCCTAGAAGGGTGCGTCTATATGTTGTGTATAGTATGCTAAGAACCACTAAAAGAAAAGACCCCCCTCGTTGCAGTGCGAAACCTAGCCAGAGGGGGGAGTTGAGCAGATTGAGGGTAAGACGCCCAATTAAAAGTCTATCACGCCTCAAAGCGTTTTGCAAAACCTATTGCCTCGCGGTATGGCAGGAGATCCTGATCGGTTACAAGCCCTCGCTCTACCAGTGCTTCGCCCATCTTACCATTGACCCAATTATCACCGACAGGCTCGCCGCGTTTAATTCTATCAGCATTGATCTTGTAAGTGTCGGGCTTCCAAGGCCCAGAGGCAACGTCACGGCCACTGGCTTTATCAAAGCAACTCTTAATAGCTGCTGCTATGTCAGAAGCTTTAGGCCATGAGCGGGAAGTGTGAGCAGCCTTAATCTTTAGCGCTGCGCGTTCAAACGTACCTGATAGGTGATCTGGCGTAGTCTCGTTTGGGAAAAGCTGGTTTAGAGCTTTAGCCGTTACATCAATCTCATCTTGCTGCGCTGTCTCGCTACTGCGTAAATGGCTAGGGATGGCATAGCTGCTTAACATTGCTGCGAGATGCCGCTTAATCATTTCTACTCTTTGACCATAATCCATTATACTGTCTCCCGTTTTGCTTGCTCAATATTTGTCATAG